GAGGACACATATAATCACGATAATGAAAAAAGAGATATGACATTTAACAAAAAAATTATTGTGTTTGAGGACATTGATTGTATTGGAGATATTATTTTAGAAAGAAAAAATGAGCGAAACAAAAATAAAAATTTTGGTAGTAATAGTAGTAGCAACAATTTAAACGGATTGATTAAAACCGATAATGACACTGTAAAGGTGAGCGATGTTTTGCAAACAATTTGCGATATTAATGGGTCTACAAATAACGCCATAAATAACGGAGAACAACCGATAACACTGGATGATATTTTGAATTTGTGGGACGGTATTCGTGAAACACCAGGAAGAATGTTGATTATTACATCGAATCATTATGAGAAGCTGGATTCGGCGCTAACAAGACCAGGTAGGATCGACATAACTCATAAATTGGATAATGCCAGCCACAATACCATAGCGGAGATTTATAATCATTTGTTTGACAAACCAATCGACGCTGAAAAACTACAAAATATTAACGATTGTTTTTATTCGCCTGCTGAGATAATTAATATTTATGTCACACACAAAGAAGAAGACAAATTCATTGAAAGACTTTTACAGAACAAAAAATTAGGTGATATAAAAAATACGTTATAAAGCAACAATATAAATCCCCTATTTTATTACATATAAACTTATAAATGATAAATGATTATGTAATAAAATTAATTGAAAATTTGCCGGACGATTTAAAGAATTCTAAGACACCATTAAGGCTTGATTTGGTTTTAGATGGTGGTATTTTTAATGGCAGTTATTTGGTAGGAGCATTGTGCTTCTTGAAAGAAATGGAAAAACGTAACTATATTATAATTGAACGAATATCGGGTTGTAGCATTGGTTCAGTAGTAGCGTTCCTTTATTTTATTGATTCTTTAGATATGATGCCAGTGTTATATGATATTGTTAAAAAAGAATTTCAAAATGGCTATAAATTACCTACTATAAAGGATCTTAAAACGCATTTAAAAGAGAGAACACCAAGCGATATTTGTGAAAAGATAAACGGAAAACTATATATGTCTTATAACAATGTTAGAAAATATAAAAAAAGCGTAAAATCGCAATATAAAGACATTGATGAAATATTTGATACCATTATTAAATCCTGTTTTCTTCCCTATTTAATTGATGGTAATTTTTTATATAATAATAAGTACGTTGACGGAATGAACCCATATATTTTCAATAAGGTGCCTGATAAAAAAATATTGTATTTGGATCTTTTTGGTTATGATAAAATCGGTAATTTATTAAATGTTAAAAATGAAAAATCAAATTTTCATCGTATTCTCTCTGGACTATTAGATATACATAATTTTTATATTAAACAGTCGAATACACAAATGTGTAGCTATGTGAATGATTGGTCGGTTAATAATAATGTGTTTAATTATGTAAAAATCTTTATTGAAAAGCTTACACTAAATTTTATATATATTGTAATATATTTTAAAACTATAATACCATTTGGGTATGATTTTGAAAACACGATTGTATATAAGATAATATCAAAAATAACACACGATATTTTTATCATATTATTGGAAACGTATTGTTTGTAAATCTACCTTTAAAAGGTTAAAAAATATATTTGTGTAAATAATTTAAACAATAAACTATATGCTATAATAACTTAAATATGTCTAAATTATGTAATAAAGCTTTTATTAGTGAATATTGTTTTATAGATTATGATGAAATACACATAGATTTATTTATGCAAAATAAAAATAATTATGAAAATAAAATATTAAAATGTAGAAAAGGACACGAACTTATTTTAGTAAATGGGGAAAAAAATAAACAACATTTTAGACACAAACATAGTTATGATATTGGTGGGAATCCAATGACTGAATGGCATAGTGAATGGCAAAGTCATTTTCCTAATACAGAAATATTATTTCCAAAAAAAATAACACAAATTAAAGATAGATATGCGGATATTCAACTAAATGATAAACAAATATTAGAAATTCAGCATAGTAAATATGAAAAGGAAGAAATTGATAATAGAAAGTTCGATTATCAATTACATAATATAGAAATATTTTGGTTAGTACATGGCAACAATTCGGTTGACGTAAAAGTGTTGGAATATTCTAATCGTGTTTATCTTGAATTTAACTCAGATCATTGGAAATATGAAAGCTTTATGAGTTACGAATATATTTATATAGATATTAATTCTACCATATATAAGGTTTATCCAAATAATGTAAAAAGTCATATGATTGATGTTGAAAATGGAAAAACAAAAGAAGAATTTATTGAATCGTTAAAAAATGGTACTGATATTTGGAAAAATGATCCACCTATGCAATGTAATTTGTTTATTAGACAACAGGGCGCAGGGAATGGCAAAACTTATGGTATTATTGAAATGTTAGAAGACGATGATAAAGCGAATTATATAAATTTTATTTATATAACAAAACAACACTCCGCGAAACATATTATTAAGACAGAGTTTGAAAGTCAACAACAAAATTTTAAATATTTAAAAAATATTGAAATTATATTTATTAATAAAAAATACGTTATAAAATATTTTAATGAAAAATCGGGAAAGAACTGTCAAGTCATAATTGCAACTATTGATTCTTTTACATATTCTATTGGTAATAAAGAAAACAAATATTATGATAAATTTGAAGGTTTAATTTACACGATTATGGAGGGCTATATTGAGAGCAAGAAATGTGGAACTATTCAATTTGCCGGCGTTAACCCAAAATTGAACAAGGAAACACTCGCAGTCATAGATGAATTTCAAGATCCTCCAGAACATTATGCTAAGGCAATTATCCAAATAATGTTGAATAAACATATTGATGTTTATATTGTTGGAGATATGTTACAAAGTATCAGTAATGAGAGAAACGCGTTTACCTTTTTTATGGAAAATGAATTTCCATCTATTAATATTATTAAAATAAACCCTTCAAATATTTGCAGAAGATTTATTCATCCAAAACTCATAGAATTTGTAAATTATATGATCCCGTTTGAAAAATATGGGCTACCTAAGGTAACACCTTATAAAGCATATGATGGGTCTGATTATAGTCCATTAGTGTTTTTTACTGGAAAACGCATAGATAATAATATTAAAAATGATAAAAATGATGAAATTATTGTAGATGAAGTAAATAAAATAATGTATCAATATGAAGAAGAAGTAAATAGCAATAAACGTTTTCCAGAAGATTTTTTAGTTGTTACGCCTTTTACTAAACAAAATTCGTTAGTTGACGCACTATTGTTGGCAATAAACATTTTTTGGGAAACAAAATTTGCAAATGAACTTGAATATTTGCAAAAATGGAATAATGAAGCCAATATAGATGACTATTATAGGTATGCTATATTTCATAAATCAGAAGAAGGATCTTCTATTGATTTATCAGAATCGGAAAAATCAACGCGTATTGTTTCAGGACACTCTTCAAAAGGTGATGGACGAAATGTCGTATTTTTAATAGGATTTACAGAAAGTGCGATAAAAAAATTTAGTGGTACAAATGATAGTTTGGTATATTATTCTTTGCTGCACGTCGCTATAACGCGTATGAAAGAGAAGATGTATATTCGTTATGAAAATAATAATGATGATATAGCAAGAAAAATAAATAAATATAGGAACATAAATGGTAAAATTATTGAAGAAGATAATAAGCCAAATATTTCCATAACTAATTATGTTAAATATAACGATATTATTAGTAATGCTATTAATCAAAGTTTTGAACATTTTTATGAAACCATAATTCAAAATACAGAATTAGAACACTATAAAGAAGAAAAGAAAGATGAAAAAAGATTAGTGGATATGGGCAATCATATAATTAGATATTCTTCATTATTTGTCACAATATTATTGGAAATTGTTAATAAAGAAATGGCAAATCCTGATTCTGAAATTAAAAAACAGATAAAAGCTATATTATATAAAATAAGTGAATCAACAATTACACAAACAAATGATATGAAAGGGTATTATGCATTGTTAAAATTAGATAAAGAAATACCTATTATTAAAATTTCAAACAAAGGAAAAGATTATATAATGTATTTTGATATTATTTTTGAGGTTTGTAAAATTGTGAGAGGTAAAATTAAAGCTTTTTTAAAATCCCCAAGTACTTTTATATTGTGTCCTCTTGAATGTATTATGTTGAATTATATGATACAAATTATACATCAAAAAGAAAAATCAGATATTAACATAAATGATATATATAATATTATTGATATTTATAATGATAGTTTTAATAATGATACTGGTCACGAAAATTGCTTATGTAAAAAGTATTTTAATAAAAAATGTATAGAAAGAAAGAATAAAAAAATAGATGATATGAAACTATATTTAATAAACCATTTTGAAAAAATTCAAGATGTTAAAAATGTAATCACACTATTTCATAATAAATTTCCAAAAATGAATTGGTTGATGAATCAGTCAATATATCTTGAAGGGAACGATTCTTTTATAATTTCTAAAAATTTTAGGTTAATTGGTTATGATGAAGAGAATGTAGTAATTGGTTATATAAAACCACAATTTAATTCATTAAATTATAATGAAATATTAATGACCAGTATATTTGACACATATTTAATACAAAATGTAAAAAAAATAGGAAAGGAAGGTAATATATCAGACAATTATAAAAAATTTTATGGTAAAAAGGTAATTAGTTGTGTTTTTACATTAGATAAAAACGAACCATATTATATTGACTGGGGTAATTTAATTGGAGAGAATATACATATTATTAAAAATACGATTTATTTGAATGTTATGGAAAAATATAAGTTAGAGAATAATATGGTTTATTATTTTTATAACTATTGGAGATCATATTGTCCGGAAGATGATAAAAAGCCATCTAATTTTATTAAATTTTTGGAAGAGAAACTTAATGAGCACGAAAAAATATTATATAAATTTCCATCATATTTAAAAGAATTTTTGTATTATATTCAGTTTGAGTTAGATAATTGTAAAAAAACACAAAGAGAATGTTTACTTAAAAAATATGAAAATAGTATATACTTTCTTGAAAAAATAGAAACAAAATTAGAGGTCTCATTAAGACGTTATTTGGCTATATATGAGAGTGATGAATCTGGTGATGAATAGAAAATATAAAATGATATATATTATATATTCGGACTCTTTTAGCGTAGTAAAAATGGATCAAAAAAAGTAAAATTAATACAATGCTTTCTTGTTTTTTCTGGTCTTTTTTCCATAAAAATCAAAAAAGGGCTTTCTTGCTTTTGCTTTTGCCTTTGTTTTTTTCTTTTTTTCTGTTTTCTTTTTTTCTGGTTTATCTGATTTTTCTTGTTCCAAAGAATTTTTATTTTGATCCGGTTTATAATTTAAAAACCATTCATCAAGATCTGCTTTATTTTTGCTTTGCTTCAATTCTCTATATTTTGCCGCCTTTTCTGCTCGCATTTCCTCTACAGATTCTTGGTGTCCGTAACATATTATACTAAAGCGTTTTAACAATCCTTTTTGCTCTAACCGATTTTTTTGCTGTACTTCAAATAAAAATTTGGACATACATAATATTCTCTCTGAAAACTCATTATAATAAGGTCTATCAACATATAGAAACGCCAAATAAAAACTCAACATAGTATCTATAGTTGCTATTTTCACCTTTTGTCCTTTTATAAAAAGCACATTATAACTATGACATGCTATTGGTTTATAAATAAACGCGATCGTATCTTTTCCGACTTTGATTTCATAATGTTCGGGGACTATTTCGCCGGCCGGCTCGTGTTTCACAACTTTACAATTAGTTATACCAATGTCCTTTAACCGCTCCTTCACTATTTGTGCAGTTGTTTCGGGTTCGTGAGAAAGCACATCAAAATCAGCTATTTTCTGTAAACGTCTTTGTAAATTCCTTGGCATATATTGAGAATAGAGAGAAATAGCAAAACCTCCAAAAAACACGACACCTTGGTTAATAAATGTATTTTTAACATTTTCATAAATGGCATCCTCATTTTTCTTATCTGACATTTCTCTTTGAAATTCTACTTCATCACAATTTATACTGGTTAAGGGATAGTTTTTATTGAGAAGACTCAAACGTTTCAGAACCTTTTCCCACCTGCTTATATCTCCGGCGGGTCGCGACAATTCTAAATACATCGACATTCTCAAAAAATTTGGTGACGCATACAAAATACCCGCAACTCTTATCGAATCTTTTTTCAAAGCCATAAATATTTCCTTGGGAATTTGTGTAATATCGGCAACCGGTATAAAATTAACGTATACTTTGTAAGTGCCGTGATGTTGGCCTGCTTTCGCCTCTACTTCGGTGAAACCCTTTTTATAATAAATATCGGCTAACTTTTTGGCCTTTTCTAAAGCGTCATAAGAGAAAAAATCATAATCGGGTATTTCTACGTCGGTATTATAAAATTTGTCTTCTTCGGGTAAAATATTATTAATCGCAGTTCCACCATAACATATTAAATCCTCCGTTTTCAAAAAATCCTCGACGACATTGATTATTTTTTGTATATCTTCTGAATTCGCGATTCGTTTACCCATTTTTTCCTCTGCTTGATCTACAGCCATACGCAAAATCGCCATTTCACAATCACTAAAATTTAAATCTTTACATATTTTTTGCTTCATATATTAATATATTAATATATATAAATATATAAAATATAAAATTGATATAATATTTATTTTTTAATAAATAGTATAATAATAAAATAAAATGGATAACAATTATGTTAATGAGTTTTTCCAAAAATTTGGAAAAGGAGTGTCGTCAAGAAGAATTGCTAATGATTGTAAAAATTTATACGAAAAATATCCCAATTTTGTATTGTCAAATAATTCTGGGAATGTTGAATTGATTGTTACCGAAAATGGAGAAAAATATGGCTTCATTTTTAAGAATACGTATCCTTTTCAGCCTCCGAAAATATACTATAATGGTAATTCTTACTTGGATTTACTGAGAATAACTGATAATGATGAGAGAAGGATAGTTCGGAAATACAAGAAAAAGGACTGTTTGTGTTGCGATTCTTATGATTGTCACGACAATTGGTCGCCTTCTATAAATTTAACCAGTATTATTGATGAAATTAAAAATATAGTTAAATTTAAAAAAGCAATCGTACATATTTTGTTAGCAGACAAAATAAAAGAAAAATATTTAATTGATGACATTGACATCAACTCATATTTAATATAAATTAATTAATTAATTTTAAAACATATTATACACATTATATACATTATACAAATTATATACATTATACACATTATAACCCTAAACTTAAAATTACATCGTTCTTCATTTTTTTCATTTTACTAAGAGACATCCTATTTAGCGCAGATTTTGGAACATATTTATCATTAATAATCTGGATACGTCTACCGACAGGTCTAAAGGGGGTTCCATCTACTATATCGCAAATGCGAATTTTACTGTCGTCTTCACACTCTTTCCAATATAATCCTGTATTAATCGCGTATTCAACATCAGAAGTAATACGTGCGAGAATACACTCCTTTTTTCCTTTAAATGGTATGAGAACTATGTCACCGACACACATTTCTTCTACAAATTTTCTGTCTTGACCACTTGATGGTCTTCTTGAATTGTCTGGTACATTTTCATTATAAACACCATCTACGACATTTTGTCTTGGTATTCCCCAGCCACCCCAGGGACACGTAACTATCTCTTGACTTCTAATCATATTTTTCATATCTGTCTGATTTGTGATTTCGCCATAATTTTGGCGAAGTACCCAAAAATTAATACGAGATACCATTTTTAAAATCTTATTATTATAGTATTCAAAGATATGGTTAGTTAAATTATTTAATACTTTTATGAAATTATTAATTTTTCTTTTCAATTTTTAATAAAAAAACATAAAAAATTGAAATACTTAAAAAACATTAATTTAATTACATTTGGAAACTATAATAATCGCTGCTAACATTGCGAGTGGCGTAACTATAATTGGGATTTTGAGGTGTAGGGTCTGGGATTGTAATTGGTGTGTATCGGAGTCCTGGTGGTTTCAAAGCAAACGCAGAACCAGTCCTATCAAAAAACATTGCGTTTTCTTCAAGATTATTATCAACATATTGATAACGCATTGCCACCATTTGACATCCATATGCTCTACATAATATACCGCTTGGGTTTTCCGGATTGGTGCCGTTGTCCGGGAATACAATTGTCATATTATTCCTGTTGAAATTTGTTAGTTCATCAGTGTCGTGATTATTCTTAACATCATAATAATTATATGCTCTCATAAAAACCGAATTACTTGTTAAGTTGACATACTCCATAAACTCTTGGTTTTCTAAAAAGGCGTTATTGTTATTGCTGTTTTTTTCTACTACTAAAATTATTTTGCTTTGAAATTGTAATAATGGTACTGTTCCTAAATTGATTCCGCCACCTTCAAAACTGTAGTCTTTTCCAAGCATCACTGAATCATATGCTTTAAAAACTGTCGCCATTTTTGAATATGTTTTTTGATGATTACTTTTAACACGTAAATGAATTATAATCGGGTCTGTCGGATTCGGGCAACTGCCTCCTGAAAAAGCATAGCTATTAATTGTTTTAATAACATCGGCAAAATTAACTGAATTAAATGTTTCTTTGATGTAAACACTATCTTGTGTGCTTGTTGCTACAACCGGTTTATCATCAACCAAGTACACTTCAAAGTCTAAACATCGTACACCTTGTTTTATAATCGCTTTCAATACATCAGTGCTTACAAAATCGTTCTTATATGAACCGCCTGAACAAGCATTATATGCGGTTTTAATATAATAATCGTATAAACATCCAGAACTGTCTGCTAATGTTGAATTTGCTGAAATAGGTACTATATTACCATCGACAGACGGATATAAATCATTCATAAAATTGTTGTTTTGGGCTTCTAATTTAGTCAAACTAATAATATACCATATCATTACTGCCAATAATATTAAAGTAATTCCCATAATCATATAAGACGCAAAATCTTTATCCATATCTTTTAGTTTGCTTAAATAATCTGTTGCGGTGCTTGACATTAATCTAATATATTAATGCTATTTTTTTTAATTTTAAAAATATTATATAATTATTCAAATTAGTTAAATAATATTTATAACTATATATTAATATGGCTGGTGGATTACTTAATTTGGTTTCAGAAGGACAACAAAATATTATATTAAATGGAAACCCAGAGAAGACATTCTGGAAGACAACTTATAAAAAATATACTAATTTCGGAAAACAAAATTTCCGGTTAGATTATGAAGGTACACCAACACTAAACTTAACAACTGAATCTACATTTGTATTTAAGGTTAAGAGATATGCGGATTTATTGATGGACTGCTATATTTCTGTAGCTTTACCGACAATTTGGAGTCCAATTTTTCCTCCTCAAGCTGTTCCTCAACAAGATGGCTCAACTGTGTATACTGATTGGGCGCCATATGAATTCAAATGGATAGATAATATTGGTGCTCAAATGATTGACCGAATTACAATTACCTGTGGCAATCAAAAATTACAAGAATATTCGGGTCGCTACATATTAGCATCTGTTCAAAGAGATTATAGTGGTGCTAAAAGAGCATTATTTGATACTATGATTGGTAATATTCCTGAATTAAATGACCCTGGAAATGCTGGTACTCACGTGAATTCATACCCAAATGCGTTTTATGCCAGTTTACCGGATGGGTCGCCGAATCCGGCTGGTGCTCAACCATCTATTATGGGAAAAGTATTGTATATTCCGCTCGGTGCTTGGTTTAACCTTAGAACGCAAAATGCGTTCCCTTTGGTATCTTTACAATACAATGAATTACAAATAAATGTCACATTTAAACCAATTAATCAGCTTTTCAGGATTCGTGATGTATTGGATTACAACAATAATTTTCCATATGTTGCGCCCAATTTTAATCAATATTATATGCAGTTTTATCGATTTTTACAGACGCCACCTGATGAAACACTTGGACCCACATCTTATGTTGATACAAGAGTCAATTGGAATGCGGATATTAATTTAAATTGTACATATTGTTTTCTCTCTAATGACGAGTCTACACTGTTTGCTAAAAACGAGCAGAAGTATTTAATTAAGCAAGTATATGAGAAACCTTATTATAATATCACTGGTCAAAATAAGGTACCAATAGATTCTATTGGTATGGTAATTAGCTGGATGTTTTATTTTCAAAGAAGCGATGTTAATTTAAGGAATGAATGGTCTAATTATACAAATTGGCCTTATAATTATATGCCGCTTGATATTACTCCTGCTCCTGCTGCTGGTAACTATCCGAATCCAGACCCGTTACCTCCAGCTCCACCATTTATTGGACCCGGAACAAACCCAGATGGTACTTTATCAGGATTGGCAATAACAGGTGTTTATAATCAGCAAAATCTCAAGCAAATTTTGGTGTCATTGGGTATTTTATTGGACGGGCAGTACAGAGAAAATATGTTGCCCGCTGGAGTTTATAATTATGTTGAAAAATACACGAGGACAGAGGGTTTTGCTCCTGAAGGCCTATATTGTTATAATTTTTGTTTAGATACGTCGCCTTATTCGCTACAGCCATCTGGCGCTATGAATATGAGCAGATTCACAAACGTTGAATTTGAGTTTTCAACAATTAATCCACCGGCAGATCCTTATGCTCAGGTGTTGACCATTTGTAATCCAGATACGGGCGAAATAATAGGTGTAAATAAGCCGTCTTGGCGCATCTATGAATACAATTATGATTTATATGTGATGGAAGAGAGAGTCAATATGGTTGTCTTTGTTGGCGGCAATGCGGGTCTTATGTATGCTACTTAAATTTTCAAAATATGATTTTATATAATAAATTATATTTTCTACTTAAAGAAAACTACCCAATTCACTACATTATGTAAGGAACTGTTTGAAAAAATAGTGAAAAAACGTTCACTTTGAGTGAAGACAAATTGAATATTTTTCAAAAATCCAACATTATTTTGGAAAATCGAAATTTGGACATTTATAAATGTCCATTTTTGAAAAATGAAAATACTTTTGGGAAAAAAAAATGTTAAAAAATGAAGAAAAAGCTGAGACCATAAAAAAAATTAAGGTCTGGTCACTAAAAAAAGTTTTTCAAATATGTGACGATAATTTTTTTTACGAAATTATAAAAATATTATTTTAATAAAAAATTATTTAGGCATTTTTTCTGTCAGTATAATACATACTGACAATGACTGACATTTTAGCTAAAAAAAATGCCAAAAAATTCCATTGTGAAAATTGTAACTTCATATGCTCTAAAAAATCCAATTATGACAAACATTTATTGACACCTAAACATCAAAATACTGACAAAATACTGACAAATACTGACGCAGAAAATGCCGAAAATGCCAACGTAACAAATATATTTGTTTGTGAGTGTGGTAATAACTACAAGCACCGTCAGAGTTTATTTAATCATAAAAAAAAATGCCACATCTTAAATATTAATAATGAAGAACTAAATACTGAAGACTTAAACAATGAGATAACACCCGAATTAATTATGTGTGTTTTACAGCAAAATAAGGAATTACAAAAAATGTTAATAGAACAAGGTAAAACCATTATGGAGCTATCCAAAAATAGTTCAAATACTAATATCTCTAATAACAATATAAATTCCCATAACAAGACATTTAACCTACAATTCTTTTTAAACGAAACTTGCAAAGATGCAATGAATATAATGGATTTTGTCGATTCAATAAAGTTACAGTTATGTGATTTGGAAAATGTTGGAAAGTTGGGATTTGTAGAAGGTATTTCAAAAATAATTGTTAGTAATCTTAATTCTCTCGATGAAACAAAGCGACCAGTTCATTGTACTGATTCAAAGAGAGAAATAATGTATGTAAAAGATGAAGATAAATGGGAAAAGGAAAATGAAACGAAACAAAAAATGAGAAAGGTGATTAAACACGTCACACATAAGAATTCCAAATTATTAAAGGAATTTAAAACAAAGTATCCGGGTTGTGAAAAAAGTGAATCCAGATTTTCAACCGCATATGATAAGCTCATTATTGAAGCAATGGGAGGTAAAGGAGATAATGATTTGGAAAAAGAAGACAAAATCATTAAAAATATAGCAAAGAATGTGATAATTGATAAACATATCGGAATTTAATTTAGCGCAGCATTTGAAGCCAGTGGTCCATTTTCAAGAAAGTCACCTGTAACGCTATAACGTGGCGGATATGAAGGCATAAATTCTATATCATTCGGAGGTTTATATCTTTTATCAAATAATTTTTGTTCTTCGTCAAAGTCATCACGCCATGTGTTTATACCGAATGTAGGCGAAGGTGTTTTTGAAAACTCCTTACCTGAAATTTTCAACGCTTTTGTTCCGATATCGCTTGTCAAAGGAGAATATTGAGGTGTGACACCAACGGTAAGCTTTCCCGCGTCATTGTTACCAGGAACGTTTCTATTGCTGCTTTGATTTTTGATCCCCTTTATTTTAGGTTGACAACCAGGACAATCGATGTCCGCAGTACATTGTTGACCTGTAATAGAGCACCTGGCTTGAGGTCCACACATATTTTTACAACTGTAAGTGGTGGTTAAGGGCAAATCTACAGTGTGACTAGTAGAATTATTTAAACTCGAATTGTTTGACTGTTGAAAACTTTCTACAATATATTTATTTATTGAAAGGTAATCAATCCAATAAAATGTTAAAAGAATTAATAAAAAACTTATAACTGCTAAAAATAATATATAATATGTATCTTTTGTTAATGTCATATATTATTAATTTATATTTTTATTTTTTACCTTTGCAATTTTAAACTATCATTAGAGAGAAATTAAAGCATCCTATTTAGAAAAATAAATACTCAACAATAATTTATATTTGATATACATAGAATTAATTTTATAAATAAATTTTATATCTTTTTAATATAAGTAAAATGTCAGATTCAAATGATACTTCAACTATTGATGAAAAAAAAGAAGAAACTGAAGGAAGCAGTAAAAAAGATAATAACATTGGTGGCGTAATAGGGGCTTTTGTAATGGGACTAATTGGTGTTTATATTTATTATAAAATAGGCAGTTGGATTGTATATGCTTCTGTAATATCGTCTTCTTGCGAACTTCCCACAGATACTGATTTACCTCCCTTTGAGGGAAGCGCTGTTAACTCGCTAAAATCGAAACCAGTACACATTTTTGGCGATAAAGCAACAATACAGTTTCCGAACGACCCAGATAATTTAAAATACTTTTTTATTGATAGTTTGAGAAATAAAAAAAGAAAATATGCGGGCTCTGAAACCTGGACCTCACATATGTTTGATTTTTGTAT